GTCACCGCCGTATTTAAAAATTCGTCCGCTTCAAAAAGTTTGTCGTATTCTTTTCGCTTCGGTCCGCGTTTGCCCGGTCGCAGAATCTGATACGACCGCGGCCGCGCGGGCTCGTCGTCGAGCAGCTCGACAGCAGCGCTCGCCGTCGCGGCAGCGGGCGGCCGGCCCCGGCCGTTACCGCGTCGAGAGTTACAGCTCACGTGTACGAGGCGCAGCTCGTCGACCGGCACGATCAGCTCCCCGCCCCGGGAGCGCGGAACTATGTGGTCCACGGACGGCGCACCCCTGGAGCGGGCCGGCGCCTGGAAATCGATAGGCCCCCCGCACCGTTCGCAGATACCCCCCGTGCGGGCTATCAGCTCGGGCAGCACCCGGGCCCGATAGTCGATCCACGCGCGCGACCGTACGGTGCTCGTCACACCCGAGCACGATAGCCGGGCCTGGCTGCTAGAGGGTGAGCTGCTGTTGGTTGCCGCTGACACCGGGTGTGGGCTCGGGCGCGTCGGGGTCGGCGAGCGCGACGGCGTGGCCACCGTCGAGCGCGACGAGGACGCGCACCCGCTCGCCGGCCAGCCATCGTGAGCGCCAATGCGCGATGAACGCAGCCAGCTCGCCGCCCGAGCGGGCCGCGGTCAGGTCGAGGGTCGCGAGCACATCGCGACCCTCGATCCACGTGAGCAGCTCCATCTCGGTGACGATCGTCGAGACGTAACGGTCACGCCGCGTGCCGGGCACGGCGTAGCCCTTCCCCGAGCGCGCGAGCGACGATCAGCGCGCGATCCAGCTCGTCGGCCAAATCGAGCACATCTTGGGCGAGCAGCACCGTCACGCGCTCGCCGGCGTCGTCGTCGAGCGCGTCACGTGCCCGCGCGCGCGCCTCGTCGATATAGGCGTCCAGGTCACGGTCGGTCACGGGCGGATCACCTCCACGTTATGCATAGCCGCGTAACGCGCGGGAGCGTATCACGCCACCCGGTCAAAGCGGAAGTTATCCACAAGCCCCGACATTCCGAAACCGGACACACCGCACCCTCCAGCTAATCCGCAAGCGGCTTTCGGGTGTCGGTGCGCCATTGGACCAAACTAACCCAAGGCGCGTCTGATAGCAGCCATAGCTGACGCTAGGGCGGTAAAGGCGCCTGCAACTCGTAACGTAAACCCGCCGACTAATGTTCCGCGATTACACCCAAAGAAAGGCCCGGGCTACGCAACTCGGAACGAGGCTCGGATCTCTGTCCAGTCGTTAGCCGACGATATGTCAACGCGATTTACCTTCCCAATACCGATTTTCTTTCCACACTCGGTGACACTCCGCACACACGCGGTAATGCGTGACACCGCGACCCGGATTCTTATACACGCGTTTAACTGCGAAACTCTTACGCGGAAGCCTGCAAACCGAGCAGCGTGCCATTACTGCAAACAACTCCACAATCCCACCTGACCACCGGGATGATTAATCACAAGCTTTCCCGGTGCGTATCCGGCCGGGCATTGCAACCCTGCGGGCCCCGGCGGGCCCGCCGGCCCGGGCGGCCCGGCGGGCCCACGGCCTGCGGTCGGAATATCAACGGTGACGGTGCGCGCCGGCTGCGCACCCGTGCCGACCGCGGTCGCGGTGAGAAACCCCGATCCTGCGGCGAACACAAGCCCGAGGCTAGTCGCGGCGATTATCCGCGTCGAATTCATGCAACCCCGCCTTGTACGCCGCCAAGCGCTCGTCGCATTGTTCGCGAGCGCGGCGACGGGCCCACCGTGAAGAGAGGACCGCGGAAACCGTGGCGGCTATGCCGGACAGGAATGCGCCGAACGCCGCGAGCTGCTCCGCGGTCATTCAACGCAGGATCCCGCGATCGTGCGCAACCTGCACCGCGTTCGGCAGGTTTCGGGCGCCGAGGCTCTCAACCCAGACGCGACGGTATTTCTGCACGGTGAACGGCGACATATGCAAGCGGACGGCGGTTTCGCGGGCCGTCTCACCCTGCGCGACACCGACGCCGACGGCGGCGATCCGCGATGTGATCGAGCCCGGCCCGTTGTTCGCCACGCTCACCGTGTGTCCTCCCCGAAGCGTTTCAGCACCTCCGCGTACAGTTTGAGGCGCGTCCGGTCGGCGTCGGTGCGGTCGCGCTCGGGGCGGGCCCACGGTTCGGCGCGCATACTCTCGGGGCCCTGCTCGGGCTCGGGCTCGACGGGCTCGTCAGCCACGCGCCACTTCCAGCGCCTCGTCGAGTGGGAACCCGTCGCCGCAGTCCCAGTGGTCGCCGCCGGCCGCACCAAGGTCGACGTGCTGGCACACTCCCCAGTAGCCGCCTTGTGCCTGCGATGCCGTGAGGATCTTGAGCGGGATGGCAAACCGTTCGGCCTCTTCCGCGATCCACCGGCCCGCGGTCTCGATCATGTTCGGGTGGCGATGCCATTCCTCGAGGGACCAGGCCGCGAACCCGCACAGTTCGGCGCTGACGCTGTACGGGTTCGCGTTCCCCTGCGTCCACGCCTTCGCGTCGGGCTTCACGTATTCGCCGACGATCCCGGCCTTGTCGTCGATCCCGACGTGCGAGCTGACGCCGGCGCTCGACGACGCAAAGAACGAGCCCAAAGACTCGATCGTGAGCGCTCCCTCGGCGGTGTGCAACACGATCAGCCGAACTTGCGCGCCACCGCGGCCTGAGTAGTTCGGCGACGCTATCCACTTCCGCTGCAACGGCCCGGCGGCGGGTTTCGCCTTGAACACGTCGTAGGCATCCTCCAGCAGCTTTTGCGCGGTCGCGTCCAATCCGTATTGCCCGCCGTTCGGCAGTTCGACGGGGATCAGCGCGTGCCGCGCGAAGTGGTAGAACGCCTCCCCGATCGCACCCGTCTCCTGCAAATCGGGCTGCTGGCGCTGCACGCCGAGCACGCCGCTATCGCGGACGTTGGGGCCGCGGCCGAGCGCGAATCCTTCCGAATACACGTCGTCGAACGTCTGCCACGGCCAGCGGCCCAGGCGGCTCACGAACCGCTTCCACGCGACGCAATCCGGCCCCGGCGGCGACGCGGCGTACCCGGGCTGACCGGGATAGTGCAAGGGCCGCGGGAACGGCGCCAGCGTCAGGCCGGGACCGCCCTTGTACGCGGCTTCCCACCATTCAGCCACGGCCGGCCTTCCGCGCGAGGTCGACGAGCGCGACAGCGAACGCGGGCGGCGTCGCCGCCGCGAGCGCGGGCCGTACGCGCTCGGGCTCGTCGAAGCGCCGATGATGCGCAAAGGAAGACACCTGCCGGCCGACGCGGACGAGCCGCCAATCGAGCGTGTCGGGCTCGGGGCCGACGTAATACAGCCACGTTCGCTTGCGGGCGGGATGCCCGTAGGCGGCCTGATCGACCGCGGTCACCCATCCGGGATCGAGCAGTGAACGGCGCCACACTCCCCAGTGCGGCTCGGGCAACCCGAAGCGCTTCCACGCGAACGAGTACGCGGGGTGCTCCAGCACCCCGCCGAACAGCCGGACGGCCGCGAGCGCCGATTCGAAGCACCCGTTGTCCTGACCGAGCCGATACCCGTCGCCCAAGAGGTGCTCGACGAGCGGCGCGAGCGCACACCATCGCGCGCACGGCGGGTGCGCGACAACAGGGTGCGGCCCCGGGTAGGTGCGCGCGTCACGATCGATCGGCCACGGGTCGACGCCGGCGAGCCCGTCATACACGCCGCCCCGCTCCACATACAGGGCGGCGACATTCATCGGTCAGTGCTTCCCGGGCCCGGGAACGGCCCCACCGTTGTCGCGGGCCCGGAAGGAAGCGCGGGCCGCCGAGGACGTGACCACATCGGCGGCCCGCAGCTCGCGCTCGTCAGCGGCTATGCGGCGAGCGCGATCGGCGAGCGTAGCCGCTGCGAGCACACCGAACACGCGGCCGGCCTGGTCGGTGTCGCCGTCGCAAGCGGCCGTGAGGCGTTCGGCACGGTGGCCGTAGTGGAGCACCCATAGCAGCGCGACGGCGACGCGAAGCGTCGAGCCCTGCTCGGGCGCCCGTGAGCAGGCAGCGGTCGACGACATATGGCGGCCTCGGAATCTAACCACCGGATCGGACAGACAGTCAACACACTTAGACAAGTTCGGCCCAGTAGTGAGAGCGGCGCATGGACGTGCCGGCCTCGCTCGCGGTCGGCTGGCCGGTGACGCGGAGCGTAATCGGCTGGGTCGAGTCGAGCGCCAGCGGCCCTATAGACAGTGGGATCCATGCGCCCGCGGTCGGCGACGAATTCTGCCCGTCGATCGCCGTCATGTGATACCAGAGCCCGTAGGCCAACTGGGCGTTCGCCGCCCCGGCTGCGAGCAGATCGAGGTCTAGACGCCACCGCCGCCGTGTCGCGTTCGCCCCGGGATTCAGAAGTGTCGTATACACCATCGTGGGGCCGATGTAGACGCGGGCGGTGGTGTAACCTGATCCGTTTCGCAGATAGTCGCCGCTGACAAGAATGTGAAAACGGCGGTCGGTGGCGAGCGTGTTCGCGGGAATCGCGAAATTCAGCACATCGATTTCGCTCGTCGTAAGTGTCGCGTCGATGACGCTTGTGTCGCGCCACGTCGTCGCGCCGGAGCCGCCGCCGCCCGTGGGTGTCTGCCAGCCCGTCGCGAAGTCGGCGCCCGACGACTTCGTCAGCACCTGCCCGGCGGCGCCGCCCGCCGGAACCCAGCCGCCGCCGACCGGCGTCCACTGGAGGTCACCGTCGGCCGCCGATTTTTTCGCGAGGTACGCGCCGAGAGCGCCGCCGACCGGGACCGGTATCCCCTGATTCGCCCACCGCAGGTCGTAGTCGGTCGACGTGTTTTTGACCATTATCTGACCCGCGGTTCCGCCGGCGGGCAGCCCGGCGGGCGGCGTCGCCCACGCCGTCTGATAGTCGGTCGACGTCGTTTTTACGAGGTGCTGGTTCGCGGCGCCGCCCTTCGGCAGCAGGGCGGGATCGACCGCGTTCGCGAGGTTTTGGAAGTTCACCGCCCCATCCGAGACGGGGTCGGTGCCGGCGGGGTACGGCAGGCTATGTCCTGGTGTGGTCGGCATTCACGCTCCTCGGGACGGGAGTAATGGTGTCGAGCGTCGTCGCGTCGTCCCACGCGGTCACCTGGTTGATCTGATCCCACGCATACCCGGTCGTGGGCACGTCGGCCCACGCCAGGAGCGGCGCGCCGACCAGGGCGGGATCGGACAGGTTCAGCTCCATCGTCCACGCCACCGAACGGCCGTCGGACCCGATGTTGTCGGTCCACCCCTCGACGATCCCGGTCCATGTTCCGTAGGGGGCGGCGGCAGGCAGTTGCGGGATCTGCACGGCCTGCCCGACGGTGATGTCGAGCGGATCGAGGATCACCGCGGCCGGCGTCGACCAGCGCGGGTCCGCCTGCCTGGCGACGATCGAGTCGACCAAGGATTGCGCGTCGGTTTTGTTGGCGATTTCGGACGGTGTGACGGTCACGGGCCGCGGCCCGTACAGGGTGACCGCGTCGGTGTCGGTCGCGGTGACGGTTCCCGTGTTGAGACCGGGGCCGCCGTACCCGCACGTTGCCTGGTTGTAGCCGGGCAGGACTTTCTGCCAGCGTGGCGCGTAGGCGACGATATCGGGGCCGATGTGAACCGGGTTGTCGGTCGTTCGCACCCCGGGCGACTCGATCGTGATCGTGCCGTCGGGAGCGTCGTACATGATCCCGCCGATCATGCCGAGCAGATCGTCGAGGTAGGCGGCGAGGCCGAGCGGGTTCCCGGCCGGCCTGGAGATGAGAACCGGGTTGAACGTGCCGACGTTCAACCGTAACGCGCTCAGAATCCCGGCATCCGAGAAGAGACGGGTGACGCGCGTCGTCCATGTCTCCTGCGCGTAGAGGTAGCCGCCGACCGTGTACCCGTCGAGCGTGGACAGGCGGCCGACCGCGATGATCGTGAGCGCGTCGTCGTCGAGCGTCGCGTCGGTCGTTCGCCCGGTGAACCGGGGCTTCGCGGCGGCACCGTCAACGCTGTAGTTAACGACGAGCGGCTTCGACAGGGTGATCCCGCGAACCAGGCTGCGGGTGGCGCCGAGCACCGTGACTTGTGCGGTGGCGGCGGTCGGACCGTCGTAGTAGGAGCTGCGGCCGTGGCGGATCGTGATATCGGCCGCCACCTGATCCAGAGGGAGCGCGACCCCGTCGAGCGTGACCGATACGACCGTGAGCGCCATACGCGCTAGTAGGCGCTTGTGCGGTAGACGTATCCGATCCGCCTGTCCCGAGCCTTGAGGGTGCGCGCGATCGCGCGCGCCGTGCCGTCGGGATCGACCGATCCGTAGACGTTGATGACGGTGCCGCCGGCCGTCGCCGTCGCGGCACTGCGACCGGCGGCGGCCGGCGTGTAGGTGAGCCCGAACGGGATCGGGAGGGAGATTTTCGGCACGTGGATCTTGCCGATCCAGCCGATCAGGTCTTTGACGGCGCCGATCACGCTGTTGATCGCGCCGAGCACGGCGTTGACGCCGCCGGTTATCACGTTCCACGCCTGCTGAGCCGCCGCCTTCAGCTTGTCGAAGTTCGTCACGATCACGTACACGGCGGCGCCGATCGGGCCGAACGCGAACAACGCAAGCTTCCAGTGCGACACGATCCAGTCGAACGCGCGGGTAGCCATCCCGAGCAGGTATTGGAACGCATTCTTGACGCCGTCGATCGCCGCCTTGACGGCGTTCATGGCGCCGGTCACGATCGCGCGGAACGTGTCGGATTTCTTGTAGGCGAGCACGATCGCGGCGACGAGCGCGGTGATCGCGACGACGACGAGCCCGATCGGGTTCGCGTTCAAGGCGGCGTTCAGCAGCCACTGGGCCGCCGTCCATACCGCGGTCGCGACTTTGACCGCTTTCTGTATCGCGTAGTACGCCTTTATCGCGATGTTGGCGGCGAGGATGCCGGCCGACAGAGCCGCGACCGCAGTTACCAGGACTTTGATGGTCGTCGTGTGCGCGGCGGCGAAGTCGGTCGCGGTGTTCAGGATCCCGATCAGCTTTTCCATTACCGGGATCAGGCTCGCGCCGAGCGTCTCTTTCAGCTCGCCCATTTGCACCTGCCACACCTTGTACTGTCCCTCCGCGGTTTGGGCGGCCTCGGTCGCGGCGCCACCGGTCAGGTCGGCCAGTTCCGCGGTGATCTTCGTCATGTCCTTGGTCTTGAGCACGGCCTGATCCATCCCGGGAACAAGCCGGTTGATAGCCATCGTCTGCCCGGAATAGCCTTTCGCGAGCGCGTCGGTCACGCTCGCGAGCGGCTTCCCGGTTTGCGCGCTGATATCGAGCGCGAGCGCCAAGTCCTTTTGCGCAAGCCCCATGTCCTTGGTGGCGGTCGCAAGCTTCCCGAGCGCCGGCCGCAGCTCGTCGTCGGCGATCCCCGTCTGCCTGGACAGGCTGCTGATGTAGTCCTCGGCCGCCGACACCTGATCCTTCGTCGCCCCGGTGGTCCGCTGCAACTGATGAGAAAGCTTGTCCTGCGCGGCGGCGTCCTCCATCGCGGCCTTCGTCGCGTCGACCGCGGCGAACCCGATCGCGCCCAACGCGGCGGCCGCCGGCACCGCGGCTTTCTTCAACCCCGCGGTGGCCTTCTGTCCCGTCGTCATCGTGTCGCCGAGCGACTTATCGACCGA